ATGCCGACAAACCAGACGTGCTTGCCGCGCGTGTGCTGAAGATGGGTCAGCCATCCGATCATCTCGCGGCCATGCAGGCCGTAAGCACCCCGAATGTCGGGCTTGCCCGTTTTGTCGGATGTCGCCTCTGGCTGCCCGCGGCACCACTGAAAGCAGAGCCGTCCCGCCACGGTGATCGAGTCGATGAAGACCGTGTGGTATTTTTTCAAGTTTGCAGGATCACCATACCGGCTGCACACCTCATCGAAATGCGCCTGGCTATAGGGCTGGTCATCGCGCAGCGCCGGGTTGGGACCGCCGATGAAGACGGCAAAATCGCGGCACTCTTTCCAGGTGCGGGGGCGCAGGGTGTCACCCTCCCATCCCTCGACCGCCAGATCCCCAGCTTCGAGGTCCATGAAGAGCGTTGTCGTCGCGTTCAACGTCCAAAGAAGGCTGGTTTTGCCCTCTCCCGAGCGCCCGAAAATGCACCCTTTGATGCCCTTTCTTTGAGCAAGGCGCTCATCTGCAGAAATGATCGGGAGGGTCATCAGCGCACCTCCCCTTGGGCATCGGCCATGGGATCGCTGACGTAGATGGCCAGAAGCGGCGTGCCGTCGGCGTGCGTACCGGCATCCTCAATCTGGTAGTTGCGATGCGGCTCGAAGACCTCGGTCAGTTCCCAGCGGCGGTAGAGCCCTGGGAGCCGTTTCAGATCCTCAAGCGGCAAGTCGGCATCATGTTTCATGCGTGTTGTCTTTCCGTTTTGGTTGGGACGCGCGGTGGCGTCTGAATGGGGAAAGCCAACGGCCGGGCCCGCATGGGACATCGGGTCAGTCGATTTTTTCGAAGGCATAGCGGAGCCGCTTCATCGCGCGCTGATAGCGCTTGCGCGCAGCCTCCATCGGGATGCCGAGTTCCGCCGCCGCCTCAGCCTGCGTGAAGCCGTCTATCGCCACGCGGATCACAAGGGCCGCATCCGCACCGATTAGTTCGACCAGGTCATTGCGGAGCAATATTTTGCTGGCTGCAGCCGGCGCGTCGCTGACGCTACCTTCGCAAGTAACGCGATATTCTTCAGCGACTTCGCGATCCCACAGCACTTCACGCTTTCGCGCGCGGATCATATCGCGTTCGATGTTGCGCTGGATGGTCGCTGCTATCCACGTGACCCGTTGGAGATCCAAATCACGGATAGCGGTGGTCGCCCGAGCGAGCACCTCAGAAGTGATGTCTTCGACGGTGCCCAGCCGGCGCGACAATGATCTGCGTCGGACTGCGTCAAATGCTGGCCAAAGCGCCAATAGCATGACCGTCAAGGCAGTATCCGCCGCCGCCCCCTCGCTTTGTGACGCAGCAACCAAGGCGGTCAGCAGGGCATTTTTACGGCCGGAGGGAGCCTTGCTTTGATGCAGTGCATCCAGCAGTGCGGCGGGATCTCTGAAAGGCGTAAGCGCCTTGCTCGAGCCACGGATGGTTTGAAAGTTGCGTTGAAATTCCAGCGTGCTGGAAGAACGGACGAGGTGATCACGGATCCCGTGCCACGTTGAGGTCATTGGACGCCTGCCTGACGGCCGGGCGTCCAGCGCCTCCTAGTGGCCAAGTCAGGGCGTCATGCACCTCTGTGTTTCGGGGAGAGTTGGGAGCGCGCGTTGCCGCGCGCTTAGGTCTTGTTCTTCACGTTAAGTGAGCCGCAGCCGGGGCACTTCGCGGTAATCGGGAAGCTCGCCAGAAATTCGACGGGCTTCCTGCGGATATGCATCTGGGAGCCATTGCCCTTGCCCAAGAGCTTCCCACAGTCTTGGCAGCGCCAGTCTTGAGTGAAGGCCGGGGCGCTCACGTCACCGCGATCGCGGTTCCGTTTGTCAGGATGGCCGTAGCCAGGTTTGCAGTTGAGGTTCATGCGTAGCGCTCCTTCTCGGGTTTGGCGTCATCAGGACGAGGGGGATTGTTCGGAGCAGCGACAGGCGCTGTTCCGTGGTGAATTGTTGAGGAAGGTTGAACTCAGTCGGCGTTAGGCGACGCTGTCGGCCTTCGCGCTCGACTTCTGGCGGTTCTTCAAGCCAGGCATTGCGGCGGCCTTGCGCCGCTTCTTTCCGTGCTCGCGGGCATCACGGAAATCCGGTTCTATCTCTGCGAGGCGCTTTACCAGGCCCTGGAGGTCGTAGCGGTTATTCTCCCGACCACCGGAGAACCCATAGTGCGGGATACGTTCCAGAAGGCCCTCTTTCTCGAGGTCGCCGATGTAACGCTGCACTTGGCGTTCGCTGATCCCGAGACGGTCGGAAAGCTCCGCCTTACTGGGATAGGGGTTACGATCGGCGTCCCACCAGTGGTCGACGATCTGCAGTAAGACTGCCAGCTGCGAGGGGTTCAGCTTCAAACGTTTCTGTGCACGCAGTAGCAGCGACGGCACGGCACAATATCCTTGCGCGATCACCTTATCACCCCACTTCGCTGCGATAGCGGACTTGCGCTTCTTCTTTTCGGGCGGGGTCGCTTCGCCCTGATTTTCAACTTGATTCTGTTCGGTCATGTGTGTTCTCCTTGCCCCGTAAATGACGCCTGATGATGCCTCGCGCAAGATGCGCAAGGCGGACATATGTGTCTTTGGGGTGGTGACGCAAGTGTCTCGGGGCACCAGTCGCATTCGTCTCCTGAATTAGACGTATGTAACTCAGAGGAAACGTAAGGCGTATAACAAGTATATTATGCCCCCAGTCAAATACGTCCTATGGTTCGGTGAAATTTTTTCACCGACATCGAGGAACGTGGCGTGTTCCGGTCATCCGGCAGCCTTTTCTTAAGCCCATGTCCCATACGGGCCGATTGCACGGCTTTTCCGTTTCAGACCCCGCAACCTTCTGGCGGGCGAGTGACGGAGACCACGATGAAACGCCCGAACCCCCTGCATCCCGACCGCATGTCAGCAAGTGAGCGCCGGACGGAGCTTTACGCGCTGCTTGCCGCCGGCCTTATCCGCCTCCTTAAGCGCGATCGCGACGATACATCCGCCAGCGGCGGAGATAGTTCGCTACACTTCTGCCCGGAACAGAGCGGTACTGCGGGTCCAACTCAAAGGAGATCCGCATGACAACACACGAACCCATCCTTGCCCGCCTGGCCGCGCTGAAGGCGATGTCGGTGAACGAGCTGAAAGCCGAGTGGCAAGAGCTCTTTGCCGCCCCCGCTCCAAACAACAGTCGTGCCTTCCTTGAGAGCCGGCTGGCCTATCGCATCCAAGAGCTGACCTATGGTGGCCCCGACCGAGAGACCCGCCGCATGCTGGACCTGCTCGCCGACGAGGTCGACGGCACCCTGACGCGCAAAGCGCAGATTGCCGATCCGCGCAATCCGGTGGTCGGGACAAAACTGATCCGCGAATGGGACGGGGTCGCGCACACGGTCACCGTTTTGAAAGACGGCTTCGAATGGGACGGCCGCCGCTACAAGTCGCTCTCGGCGGTGGCGCGCGCCATCACCGGCACCCGCTGGAACGGATATCGCTTCTTCGGGCTGCGCGAGCGCAAGCGGGGTGAACCGTGATGGATATGACCGTGAAACCGCCTCGCCGCCAGCGCTGTGCCATCTACACCCGCAAATCGAGCGAGGAAGGGCTCGAGCAGGAATTCAACAGCCTTCACGCCCAGCGGGAGGCCTGCGAGGCCTATATCGCCAGCCAGCGGTCCGAGGGGTGGGTGCCGGTACGTGATCAGTATGACGATGGCGGCATCTCGGGCGGCACGTTGGAGCGCCCGGGCCTGAAGAAGCTGCTTGCCGACATCGAGGACGCGCTGATCGATGTCGTGGTCGTCTACAAGATCGACCGTCTATCGCGCTCGCTCATGGACTTTTCCAAACTGGTCGAGGTGTTCGATCGCAACGGCGTGACCTTCGTCTCTGTCACCCAGTCGTTCAACACGACGACGTCGATGGGGCGGCTGACGCTGAACATCCTGCTCAGCTTCGCCCAGTTTGAGCGCGAGGTGACGGCTGAGCGCATCCGCGACAAGGTGAAGGCTTCGCGTATGAAGGGCATGTGGATGGGCGGATACGTGCCCCTCGGCTACGACGTCATCGACCGCAAATTGGTGGTGAACGCGCAGGAAGCGGCCAAGGTCCGTATGGTGTTTGAGCGCTTTGCGGAGGTAGGTTCTGCCACCGTTCTGGCCCGTGAGCTGCGCAGCGATGGGTTCCGCAACAAGCAAGGCACGCTGATTGATAAGGGCTACCTCTACCGACTGCTGAACAACCGTGTGTATCGGGGCGAAGCTGTGCATAAGGGCGTGGCATATCCCGGCGAGCATGATGCCATCGTCGATGCGCGGCTTTGGGATCAGGTTCATGACATTATGGGCGAAAGCCCCCGAAAGCGAGCCAACAATAGCCGGGCGCAAACACCTGCGCTGCTGAAGGGCTTGCTGTTCACTGCCACCGGCGCGGCAATGACCCCATCCAGCACCAAGAAGGGCACGCGTCGGTATCGCTACTACGTGTCGATGGACCTTCTTAAGAACCGCGAAACGCCTGAGGACGGCATCCCGAGACGTTTGCCGGCCGACACCGCTGAGGCAGCCGTCATCACGGAAATCCGCCGTGTCCTGCGCACGCCAGAAACCACGGCACAGGTCATAGCTGCACTGGACCGCGAGGATATACCCGAGGCAGAGGCCATCGAGGCGCTCCAGCAGTTTCCCAAGCTTTGGGATCAGCTCTTTCCGGGCGAACAGGCCCGCATCATTCAGTTGCTCGTCCGGCGCGTCACAGTGACCGCTGAAGGCCTAGTGATCGACTTGCGGACCGACGGGATAGCCGGTGTCATGCGGGAGATGATGACCCCACGCCAGCTTGAGGCTGCGGAATAATGGCCGCGCCCGACACCATCCAAGTCTTCGTCCCCCTCAAGCTCCGCAAGAAAAACGGGCGGCCCAAAATCATGCCGCCCGCCGATTACCTGCCCAGCGAGGATAACACCCAAGATCCGCATATCCTGCGTGCCATCGGCCGCGCATGGTCCTGGCGGCGGCGGATGGAAGCCGGAGAGTTCGGCACAGTGCGCGACCTGGCAATCGCCGTGAACCTCGCAGAGCGCCATGTCAGCAGGCAGCTGCGGTTGGCATATCTCGCGCCTGAGGTCTTGAAACGACTGGTGTTTCGGCGAGAGGTATCTGCCGTGACCGTGATGCAGCTGTCAGAGTGTGCGGGCTTGCCTTGGGC